TCCACGCATCCATTCGGTGTTCCACAACACGCCCCACCCGTGATTTGACCGGACGAGCAATCGACAATGCCACAATAGGCCCCGAGGTGAAACGTGAACGGGTCGGGGCATAGGTCGGCGTGGCCGACGTTTTTGCACGGCTCGACACCGGTGGGATCACAACACGCTCCGGAGAATTCGGGTGGCATCACTCGGGCTCCGGGACCGGCGTGCAATCAGAGAAACGAATCCCCGGCGGAAGCTCCTTTGTCACGAATCGGTAAACCGGGTAGGCGTACCAACCGGACCCCTTTTGGAACACGGGGAGGATTTGGGTTTCGGGTGAAATCCCGGACCCACCAGCCGCCACGAATCCGGCGTAGTGACGGGAACGGAACCCGGGGAGGCATCGAACCTCGGACGCTTCGCCGGTGAATTCGTATCCACCAACGACCCCGGGAGTCTCGACGACTTCCCGCATGATGATCACGTGCGAATCGCCGTCCATCACATCCTGAACGACACCCCATTTGAGGCCGATGTCCGGTGGGTGATTGATGACCCAATGGCCGTCCGCGAATCGGGCTTGGAGGAATTTGGCTTCGTTGTCCGGGGCAGGATCCCAATACGCATCCGGTTCCACGCCCGCCGGACGTTCCGGGGCTTGCCAATAGTACTGGCCGTATCGGATCACCTCGAACCCGAATTCCGGAACCGCTTTGAACGAATCACCGGCCCAAGCAAACTCCCCGGCCACGGGGTCGGCGTCGTCCGCATACTTGATTTTCCGGACGTGCAATGTCTTGTGGGTGGATTCGGGATCACGGACGAGGACAACGGTTTGCCCTCCCGGTGCCCCGCCGGGACGGATGTGCCAACCCCCCGACGTTTCGATCACACCGTCACCGGTGACACGCCGACGAAGGAGACGCACCATGATGTTCCATTGGTCGGAAGGGATCAGGTCCCCCCGGTCGACTTCCTTCAATTGGTCGATTCCACTCATAGCACGACCAGTTCACCGATGGGATAGTTGTTGTATATCCGGTCCGCATCCGGCACGCCCGCGTTCTGTGGTGTTTTCCGAGCCCGGAGTTTGTCGTAGCCACCGACCCGGACAATGGATTCGCCGTCCTGTGGAACGGTCGGCCGGTCGTTCCGCCAAAACTGATTCCACCCGCTCGGGCGAAACGAGAACCGGTAGGTGACGCTGATGATCGAATTGCCGGTGGTGTCGATCTCGTGTCGGAACGATGGCTTGACATACAACAACGTGCCCGGGAGGAATTCCCGACCAACCAGCAACGGGGACAGCGATCGAAGGGTCGTTTTGTTGACGTGTCCAGCCAACGAAAACGCCCCCGGTGGAACGGCTGACACCCGGTGACGGGTGAACACGTAGTCGAACCCAACCTCCAGCCGTCCGGGTGCTTCCTTTTCCTTCAGTTTCGCCCCGTCGGATTCCCACTCGAACCCGCTGGGGTCAAGCGTTTGGAATTCCAGGTTGGGCTCGATGCTTTCGGAAATCGAGTCCCCGCGGCCCCGGATCGGATCGTCGGAAACGAATCGAGCATTGGGTCCGGACGGGACGCCGAATTTGACCGTGACGATCGCTTTCTCGTAGGAAGCAATCCCCCACCCGTCCGCCGTCCCCTCGGTGATCTTCGCACCGCCGAGTGGTTTCACCGACGACGACAACGCGACGACCCCGTGATTGGGAAACCCGAATCGTTCGGTGAAATGGAGGTAGGGCGTCTGGTACGCTACGAACCGGTCCTCGACTTCGTGTCGGTCGGTCCAGTCACAGATCATTTTCATCACCGCCGAAAACGATCCGTCCTCGGCTCGAGTCTCGGTGGGCGACCCGTCCATTTCTTCCCAAATAGCCATTAGCTGAACGCTCCCGCAAACGGCACTTTCTCACTCACCTCCACGAGCAGATCGAGGATCCGGTTGAGTACCGAGGTTATCGTTCCTGAGTTTTTCGCCGTCAATTGTGTCGCATCGGCGGTCTTCTTCGTCGCGTTCGCCGTGGACTGCTGCTGTGGTGACGACACCGCCCCGGTGGCTTTCCGTCCCCCGGCGGCTTGGGAAATCCGGGAATGCAACGCCCGGAGCCCCTCGATCTGTCCGACGATTGACCGGCGTTCTTTTTCGACGTTCAACGCATCACGAGCCTTTTGGGCCACTTCGGCGGTGATCCGGTTCTCCTTTTCCAACAGGTCGATCCGGGCCAACTTCTCGGCTTTCAATTCCTTTTCCGTCTTCACTGATTCGCGGAGGGCGTCGGCTTCGGCTTTGAGGTTTTCGGCCCGTTCGTTTTTCGCTTCCACGTCCTTCAACTCTTTTTGGAGGTCAAGGAGCTTTGCCATTTGGTCAACGCTCGCCCCGAGCTTGAACAAATCCACGACCTCCAACGCTCCCTCGGTTGTCTCACCCTTGGCGACGGCAATGGCGTCGGTCAGGTCCTGGATTTGGGTGGCCGCTTTCTTATTGGCCTTTTCGGTCCGGACCATCAACGCCGCCTGATGTTCGGCGTGTTCCCGTTGACGTTGGGCCGCTTGTTCCTCGATTGCAGCAAGCCGTTTTTTCTCATCACCCAACGCGGTCAACGCTTTCGTTTGGTCGCTGATTTGCTTGTTTACTCGGGCGATGTTCCGTTCGGCTTGGGCCATGATGTCGGCCCGCTGTTCATCGCTCGCGGCGGACCCACGTTGCTCGGCTTCCTGTTTGATCTGGTTGATCAATTCCTTTTCGACGGCGATCAGGTTTTCGGTCGCCGCGATTTGCTCGTCGAGGGTTTTGGCGTCGGCCAACTCGTTCCGGGCTTTGGCGAGGTCCTTGAATCCGGTGATGCCCGAACCGAGAGCCGCCATCGTCGCGTCCATTTCCTGACGAGCCTCGAACACATTTCGCTTGTAGTCCCGCCACGCTTTCCCGGCAACGATCAACGCCGCCGCCACACCGGCGAGAACCGCCACGATCGGGTTGGTCAACAGGATCGCCAACTCCAACTTCAACGCCACGAGCACCGGCAACAAAGCCTTCAACGCAAACACCGTTCCTCCGAGAAACTTCAACACGAACGGAGCGACGGCCGTGAGTCCAACGAATGCAGCCCCGACGCCGCCGAGGACCACGATCGTCGCCTTGGCCGTATCGTTCAACTCGTTGAATCCGTCAATCAATGACCGGAGGAGATTCGCCGTCCCCTCGACCGCCGGTTTGAATTCCGACCCGAGGGTGATCGCCATTTCAGTAGCGGCGGACGTCAACAACTTGAACGAGCCGAACAGGGTGGACATTTGGATTTTGGCAATCCGGTCCGCCGTCCCACCCGAGTCGGACAACTCCTTCGTATATCGCCGGATCGTGTCACCACCGAGGGACATGATTTCCGAGAACCCGGCGACGGCTCGAGTCCCGGCGATCTGTGCGACAATCGCGTTTCGTGTCACCGAATCGTAGTCCTGCAACGCCACACGGATTTCGTCCACGATGTCCGCAAACGGCTTCATGTTCCCGGTGTTGTCCTTGACCGACACGCCGAGGGCCTTCATCGCTTTTGCCGATTCGCCGGACCCGGATTGGAGCCGGATGAGGATGTTGCGGAACGATGTTCCCGCCATTTGGCCCTGGATCATCACGTCGGACATCGCCCGAATCACGGCGACGGATTCCTCCAACGACAACCCCGCCGTCTTGGCGACCGGACCCAACGCTTTCATCGCTTCACCGAGCATCGGAACATCGGTGGCCGATGACGTCGCCGCTTTGGCGATGACGTCCACGACACGGACGAGGTCCTCGGTGGACAACTTCATCCCCCGCATGATTCCGGCGGTGATCTCGGCGGCTTGACCCATCGCCAGTTGACCAGCCGCCGCGAGGTTCAACGTCGCGGGCATCGCTTCGATGATTTGGTTGGTCCTGAATCCCTGGAGGGCAAACGACGCCATAGCTTCGGCGGCTTCGTTCGCGGAGAAAACGGTCGCTTTCCCCAAGTCACGAGCCGACTGATTCAACTCCTTGAATTGGCCGTCGGTTGCGGTGGTGAGTGCTTTGACCCGGGCCATTTTTTGTTCAAACGAACCGAACGCGACCGTGGCCCCCGTCGCCGCGGCACCACCCACCAACAACATCCGCCTCGCCGCCCGACTCACGGCCTCCATCGAACCCGCGAGCCCCTTGAGACGACGACTTACCCCGTCCATCCGGGATCGGAATTGTTTGGTGTTCGCAATGAGGTCGATGACCGCTCTAGCTGCCACGTCGGTTTCTCCAGTTCAGTTTCGCCGCACGCCATTCCTGTAGCGTGTCGAAACGAACGACGGGTCGTCCATCACCCGTCGTCGTGTCCTCGGCTTCGAGGTACATCAACTGCTGGGCGAGCGTCATCCGACCGACAACCTCAGCGGGCCATCCGTATCGGTCGGCCAACGCCCGGTAGACCATTCCTCGATCTACTTTCGCCGCTTTGACCGGGTGGCCTTCTTCGGTCGTTTCGTCGCCCGTTTTTTTTTGGGCACGTCGGCGACACCACCACCGAGGACACCGTCCATCGCCGCATCGAATTCCGGGTTGTTCATGCACAGTTTCCGGGTTTCGTCGAGCGTCACGTCCGGATGGTTGTGCTTCAACGACAGCCACAAGACCTGAACAACCCCCGGAGGGGTGTTGATCATTTTCGCGGCTCGTTCGCTATCGACGTCGATCTCCCGAGCCTCCGCGATCGCTTTGTCCGTGTGATAGCGTCGGTCAGCTTCGGGTAAGTCCTTGACGTTTCGGGTGGTCAAATCGATGTAGCGATCACGGACCCAGTTCTCCAAAACGCCATAGTCGTCATCCAACAGGGGTTTCAGCAACCACGTTTTTCCTCCCACCGTGATTTGCGACGGTGCTCCCGTCGCGGTGCTGATCGATGTCATGGGCTCCCTTTCTTGTTACGGCCAGAACGCCGCCGGGGTCTGGAGCGGCTTGTTGATGAACCCCTTGGTTTGTGTTCCGGCAACGTCCGCAAATCCCTTCATGGTCCAATTGCACGTTGCCCCGATGATGTCACCCGACTCCGGGCTACATTCGATGCCCGACGTCCCGGAGTAAATCATCCACTTGAAATCCCACCATTCGTCGTTCGTGAAACCCGTGGCCGGTTGGTTGTCGGCTTCGGCACACTTGACCTTCAGTTGCTTGATGTCCCCCTCGCTCGGGAGGTTGCTCGGGTCGCCGTCCTCGACGTAGACCGAATAGGACACCGTGGCCGACAGGTTCCCGGCCACCCGTTTCGTTTCGCCCGACGTGGACGAGGAACGATAAGCCGGGTTGGTGCTCGTGATCGTGATCGTGATTGACCGGACATCGGTTTCGTCGGTTTCCGTGAACGGGGTTTGCTGGAGGAGCAATGCCACCGTCGCGTCCTTCGCCGAGTACGCATCCGGGACAATGGCATCAGTCGCAACCGCCGCCCCCGGCGTCAACGCACCATTCGCTTCAAACGAGACGGTGTGGTTGATGATCCCACCCTCCTCGATGGGGAAGTTGATGACTACCTCGTTGCACAGGGCACCGCTCGCTGCCGAAACGACACCGACGGACCCGTCCACCGACCCCTTGAATTCAAACGCTTCACCGGGGAGGACGTCGGGGAGGTAGCCGTATGCGTTATACTGACCACTCCAATCGTTGTTCCCGGCGATCGCCCCTTGTCCACTACTCCCGCCGCTGGCATGGTACGTCGCCACCGCGTTTTCGATCTCGACGGACCAATCCCGGACGGTGTTGGAGCCGTCAACCGCCCCGCCTTTCCCTGAAATCACTGTAGCCATCGTTCGGTTCCTTATTCAAGGCTGGACGGGCGGAACTTCATCACCACATCCACCGTCCAAAACGTCATCCAACCGTCAATTCCCCTGGCTTCGTCCGTCGCGGACACACCGTCCCGAACGGATTGGGGATTCACGGACGTCACTGCCCCGTCGTAGTCGGAGAGATCCAACAGGATCAACCCCGTCTCGACCGCATGTACTGCTTTGATCAACGCCCACCGTAGCGGGAAAAACACATCCTCGAGTCGTTGGTCCCCGGTGACGACGCCGATTTCGTAGGTCTCAGTCCATCCCCTCAGGTTCGATGCCCGTGGCTTGGGCTCGCCACCAATGACGACGACCCGAAGTTCCGGGACGTCGATAGTGGACAGGTTCATTTTGATCGCATTGCGTTTGTCGAATTTCAACCGGTTCCCCGCTTTCACGAGGTCGGTCAAATCCGACTCGGTTTCGAGCAATTCCCAAAACCGGCCATATACATCACTCAGCGGATCAGCCATCAGCGGGTCCTCCGCACGATCGTTCGCCACCTTCGTTCAACGTCGTTGCCCATCCCGTCGAGGGTGGCCGTGTCCGGCTTGGTGATGATTGGACGCTCCGGGAGGTTGCCGAGCCCGGAGTGATGGGCTTCCGCGAGCATGGCGACGGGGCGTTTGGCCACGGGGTGTCGTCCGGGACCACCGAACCCAACCCGGACCCCTTCAAACTTCGCACGGCCACCGACCCCACGAGCCCGGAGGTAGTCCTGGAGTTGTCCCGGTTTCCGTTGGAATTTGAAATCGAGGGCCGCGATGATCGTGCCGGTGTCCCAAAGGATCGCCGCCACGGGACCGGACCCTTGGCCCTTCCGTCGTCGCTGGATGGTCGATGGATGCAACGGAGCCCAAAGTCCCCCGCCCCGGGAATTCTCAACGTACTCCCGACGGGCGTAGCGACGATAACGGGCTCCCCATTGTTTGAGCACCCATTCGTCAATCACTGCCCCCAGCTTCATCAGCGGGGCAAGGTCCATCCGCACCGACATCCGATTCGTCCTCGCTTTCGATCAATGGGCTCAGTTCACGGAGCAACGGTTGGACGTCTGGAACCGGCAACGCCTGTTCCGACAACGCTTGCACCGCCGCATGAACCCCGTGGACCGTGTCCTCGTTGTGTGGTCCGTCATATCGAAAACTCGGGGACGTCCCGGTCGCTTCGATCATCACGTCCAACGCTTTCCGGCTCCGATGGTTCTCGCCCAAGAGATCAGCCACCAACGCGATCCCGGCAACGTATTCCTTTGTCGTTGACATCGTCCGTCCTATTTGACGACGACCGGGAAGTCCTCGACCTCGGGGGAGATCGCAAACGCCAACCGGCCATCGAGCACCTTGTCCAACACATCCTCGGCCCGTTTTCGATGCCATTGGAGGTTGTGACTCTGCTTTCCCTTCGAGGCGTCGTAGTCGTCAACACCACGCCCCTCGTACAGCCACACCCCGGCAAACGTCGCCGTGGCATCAGTGATCACGGTTGGTGCGGAGGAGAACGGAATCCCGTATGGACCGCCGAGCAATCGACCATCGACGTAAGCCTCGGCCCACGTCAACGCACGAGTGATGCGAGCGGTGATCTTGCCCGCGTCCTGATCGTTGTCGAGATCAGCCCAAGTATCGACGTTGTCGCTTCCGAAAACGTCGTCCACGTCATCACGGTCCGCATACGCCATCCGTCCATCCTCCGATCAACCGTCAACCGTCACGGGCTACGTGCTGTGCGTACCCTTCACCAAACAACGCGGACGGGTGCAAAGGTGCAACCCGTTCGACTCGGTGAAGATTTCGATGCCCTTTTTGCCACGCATCGGCTCCTGATGGGCGAAGATCGGCTTGCCCAACACGTTGACCGAATCCGTGGTCGTGCCCGGACCCCAGTAGGACCGGAACAAACCGGGGACACCGACGGGGAAGAACCGAGCGGTGTTGGCGGGCAAGAACGCCACGCTATCAACACCAGCCGCCCCACGGTACTCCTCGAAAATGATCCCGCCGAACGAGAACCCGGACCGGGGATCGTTCCGAAGCAACTCGCCGTTCTGGTATCGCTCGAATGCGGTGCCGAACGTCGTGTCGCTGAGCAGTGCGTTCAGGAACCCTTCAGAGGCCAAACAATGGATATGGTCGTAGACCGCACCACCCAACGCCGTCTCGATCAACCGCTTCACCGCGAGGCATTCCGCTCGCATGTTGTCGGTGCCGATGACGAAATCGTTGGTTTGCTCCGTCGTTCCGAATTCGGTGAACAGGTTGAGGATGACGGACGATCCGTCCGCATCCAAAATGTTCCCCTTCAACGCCCCGAGCTTGTGATACTCGTGGGTCGTTTCGTGAAGGTCACGAATCGTCTGGAGCTTGTTGTTGACCACGGTGGACATATTCTGCAACTCGGTACTGTCCACCGCACGCGTGTTCTGAATCGACTCCGCGAGAATCCCGTCGTTGTACGGGACGTGCGGAATCACCAATGCCCGGGCCTTCCGCTTTTCCGTCTTGTGGACGGTCGGCGGTGCACCTCGCGGCTGTGTGTCGAGCAACGCAACGATGCCCTCGATCTCCTCGAGTAGGATCGTAGTCGTAGCGACGGGGATGTTTCGAAACAACCCCATTTGCCCGACACGTCGGGGCATGAACGGTGCCTTGTTAATCGACTTCGTCATCGACGTTGCCGAGAAGGCATCATGGTTGAATACATCCAATTCCGGCATCTCAAATCTCCTTCAAAGGCCGCGTCGTTGTCCAAAGCGAACACCGTCGCCGCATCAACACTCGCATAGGCTACGTGGTTTGAGTATCCAACGTCGCCGGTTCGCTACGGACAGCAATTCCACGACCACGGAGAACGGCGTCCACCGTCGCTTCGGTG